CAGTAACAAAGTCTTTGCGTAAGTTAGATTCTTTATCAACAGTAGACAATCCAACATTAACAACTGTTCCTTTTCCTTGAGTTTCTGCTTTAATTGCCTGATCTACTTCTTTTACCTTTGGATTGTTCTCTCCAAATTGGTCAACCAACGACTGTCTATAAGACTGCAACTTAGCAATTGTTGGCAAACCGCCTTGACCACCACGTTGTAAAGCAGAAAGTTCATCTGTATAGAGTTGAATAGCATTTTGAACTTCAGGAGATTGTGGTGCGGCTTTAAGTTGACGTAATGCTTGCTGTAATTGAGCCTCACGTTGTGCTCTCATACCTTCTGGGCCAACTCCTGCGGCACGACCTTCTCTCATGTTTTTAGCAACTTGTGATAGTTTTACTTCTGCTTCACGAGCCATTGTTGCTAATGCATTTGCACCTTGCGGATCAAATTGAGCCAATTTTTGTGCGCCAGACATAATTGATTCTGGATCATTAGGATTTATTTCACGCATAACAGCATTTCTTGCGCTAATTAATTGCAATTGTGGGTCTACTGCACCTAAAGCACCACCAATGCCACGACCTAGTTGTGATGCACCAGCATAGAGCATAGAACGACCAAAAGCATCAGGAGACATTGATCCTAATTGCTCACCTTGCGCCAAACTTTGTTGTGCAACTTGTTGTTGGTACATCTCAGGAGTAATACCAAACAAGCCTCCGACAATACTATCTGCCATTTGTATTCTCCTTAATAATTTGCATAGCCTAATGGCACATAGTTACCATAAGCATCTACTGTTGGTGCGTTCATGCCTTGACTTGTTATACCTCCCGTTGTTGGTGCGGAAGAAGTCAACCAGTTAGCCAATCCAGCACCCAATGTTGATGTTGGGCTTCCCAATCCACTTGCAATGTATGCGCCTGGGCTTGTCGTAGCCGCTGGAGATGTTCCATATCCTGCCGCCAAACTAGCACCTGTAAGTCCTAAACGACCTGCGTTAGCACCTGCACCAGAGATTGATGTACCCAAACCAGTACCCAATGTAAATGGTTGTTGCGCCATATTCTCTAAGTTACCAGCCTGACCAAACAAACCTGTGCCAAACAATACATTTTGTTGACCAGCGGAAGTGGCATTTGCCGCCAATTGAAGGTCTTGCAATGTTCTAGCATTAGCCAAAGCCGCCATCTCAGGATTAGCCGCTAATAAACCACCACCTTGAGCAACAGATAACCCTGTTCGCCCTGTGTTTTGCAACTGGTTTATCAACTGTGCAGATTGCTGTTCACGACTAGGAGCAAGCAATGCAAGTTGGTCTTGGATATATTTCTGAGCCACATCTTGTGGAGTCTGTGCCAAATAACTAGAACCCAAGTTCAATAGTTTGTTTTGAGCAGAAGTAATCTCAGGTGAGGCTGTATAACCAGCACTTACCAACTGACCAGTAGCAGGATCAATTTGGAAGTTTGATGAACCAAATCGAGTGGTTACGCCTACTGGACGGAACTGTGAACCAGTAGTTGCCGAACCCGTTGCCGCCAATAAGTCTTGTTGTGCTTTGAGTGCCGCATCCCTAGATGCTTGGGTTTGCATCAAACCACCAGCAGTCTGCAATCCACCTTGTATTAGATTGGGGTTTTGAGCAAGGAAGTTCTTAGCAGTAGCCGCCGCAGTACCACCTGCCGCCAACATTGACTTAATCATGCTGTCCAATTGAGGATTAGCACCACCAGTTCCTACATAAGTTTGTGGTGTTAAAGCATCAATCTGAGCCTGTGTATAAGGAGCAGTTCCTGTATCGTAATTGCCCATGCCACCAGTTATGTCTGGTAATGTATTGCTTCCATAGTATGCGTAATCATCTGCCATAGTTGTCGCTCCCGTTGTTCCTTGCGTTGTCGGTGTTGTTCCCGATGTCGCTTGACTTAATAAACCTGTTGGTGAGACTGCACTTAAAGCCCCACCAGTTAATGCTTGCTCTGGCGTTGCACCACTTAACAATCCAGCCGTAGTTCCACCAGCAACCTTACCTGCCAATGCAGAACCAGTTTCACCTGCCACTTGACCACCTACTTCTCCACCAATTTGTGAAAAAGCATAGTTTTTGGCGACATCTTCAAGACTACCACCCTTGTCAAGTACATTAGCCGCTTGGATGTAAGGTGCGGCGGCAGGAACAGCAACAGAAGCAACAGTAGCCCAACCGCCTGGCACAGCACTATTTACTGTGTCATCAACAGTTGCCAAAGCATCTGAAACGCTACTGACTGCATTGCTTACAGTATCAGAAACACTTTCTACAACGCTAGATACACCACCTTCAGGACGAATCTTCTTGTCTCCCACATGACGAAACGCATGAATTGGGAGGTCTGGAATTCCTAATAAAGCAAGACTATTTCTCATATCTGTGCTTTCCAGTTGTAATTTGGTAAATCAGATGCCTCTACTTTTATGCCAATTCTTTTCATTAAATCAACAATCTGTGGGTTATCTGCCATACCATAAACAGTTTTAATTCCTAATGCTCTACCTTTTCTAACAAAACCAATAACTGATTTTGCCAATGTATTAGGCTTATCTTTGGTAAACAAATGAATCTCTGCTGATGTATCGCCAATCTTTTTAACTAGCAATACAGAGTCGTTTTCTTGCATCAGAACAGCAGTCTTAGCCTTAACCAATGCACCAATGGTTTGCAAGGCTTTATTTGGATCAACCTTTCGATTGATGGCATCTGCTTTAATGATTTCTGATGCTTTCATAGTTATTCCAATTTATTTTGTTTCCAAAGCCACCACACGGGCGGTTAGTGCGTTTATTGTTTCGGCTTGTGTGTCGTTTATTGCTTTTAGTTCTTGTATTGCCGCTGTTAATGTTGCCACTAAAAATGATGTGTCAATGCCTTGGTATTGTGGATTGCCATCTGCGTCTACTTGGTCTTTTTCACGGGTTACAGCAATTGGGCAAACTTCTGCTAATTCATGTGCAATAAAACCTTCGCCATTAGAGCCATCAGACTTCCATTTGTAGGTTACTGGTTTGAGTCTAGCGACTTTATCTAATGCACCCGTCATTGGGGTGATTGCTTCTTTTAAGCGGTAATCAGAAGAGGTAACGTATGAAACAGTTGTAGTTCCATTATGAATAATATATCCAGCAGTTGCCCCCGCTGAATTTTCAAACTGCATATAAGTTGAACCAGTACCTGCTATGGTTGTTCGTAATGTTGCGCCCTGACGAGTACTACCATCAAATGAAACGCTTAACTTACCTGCTGACAATATGCTTGTAGTCCCTATCAGCACATCACCGCTAGAGTTGATACGCATACGCTCTGTTGCGTTAATTTGTAGTGACAAATTACTAGAAGAATAGCCAGCATTTATATATCCAACACCAGAACCATCCATTGATAGTTTCAACCCATTACTATCTGCGTTTGCGCTTTTTACGCTAATGCCAGTAGAACCAGCAACTTCAAGAGTTGCTTGACTTGGACTTGTTACTCCAATCCCAACATAACCATTGGAGGCGATACGCATACGCTCTGAGTTGTTAGTGCCAAATACCATTGGGTATGTGCCTGTACCAAGCAATGTTGCCCCATAAGCGGCACTTAATATTTGATTACCAGCACTATTGTCTAAGCCAACATAAAAGTTTTGCCCAGTATTACTAAAAATCTCATAAGCCGCATTTGTTCCTGTTGTAGAAGATATGCGCTGATTTGCGGTAGTTCCTTGCACATCTAATTTATAACTTGGCGAAGTAGTACCAATCCCCACATTCTGTGAAGTATCAATAGTTACTGCCGTAGTTCCAGCAGATTGCAAAGTTAGCGCAGTAGCAGATGCAGATGAAAGTGAACTGATAACTGGAGTTGTTAAAGTCTTGTTTGTCAGCGTTTCTGTGCCTGTATAAGTTGCAATAGAAGCACCAGCCAATGTGGTTGCACCCGTACCACCATTAGCAATAGGCAAAGTACCAGTAACACCAGTAGTCAAAGGTAATCCTGTGACATTGGTCATCACACCTGAAGATGGAGTACCAAGAGCAGGGGTTACTAACGTAGGAGATGTTGAGTCAGCCTTTGTAGCAACCGCAGTAGCAATGTTGTCAAACTCAGTATTGATCTCAGTACCCTTGACAATCTTTGACGCATTGCCTGTTGGCAACGAATCCTTAGATGCAAAGTTTGTACTTTTCGTGTAATTACTCATGTTCTTTCCTTACAAAATCTTGCCATTCTTGGCTTGAATTTCTATTTTTTGCACACTCAACGCTGAACCATTTATATCTGCCTCATATCCTGTCTGAATCACTTTTCCAGAGCCTGTTGGATAACACTTCAATGTACTCATGGCAATACCATTGGAATACTCAGCAATATTGTATTCAGACACCCCGTAATAAGCAATGTTATTAGCACCAATTGATACATTTTGTGAGTAAAAGTTACCCGTAAAGTCATAAGCCCATTTCATCGTTACATACTGGTTATTTCCACCAATAACAACAATAGACAAACGCTTTAGAATCGATGTAACAGATGGCGCACCAAGGTCACTATGGTTTGTGTAATACTGGAAACGATATGTTGCTGTATCATCGTTATAACCAGAATATGTAGCAAGATAGCCTGATTTACCAAGATAAAGTGTTCCATCTTGTTTAACCAATAGTGATTTTGGCTGTATAGAATCCCATGTGGTAACTCTTGCCGCCCCATCTTGCAGTTGTGCTTTCAAATCAAAACAATACACTTGCTTTATAGCAGGTAAAGTTAATAGATAGAAAGCCTCAGTAGCAGAATAAGCGCACTTAATAGTTCCATTTGTTTCACCAGAATAAGCGGTCATTAAGTCATTACGAACATTCTTAGACAAATCACGCAATGGCATGGACTTTTCTTGAACAGTCCTCAAAGCACTACGCACACCTGTTGCAGACAAGAAAATTAGGTCTGTACCCGTATAAGCCAAAGAATCACGCTCTACACAGCCAATTCCTGTAATGACATCTTGTAAAGTCATCGTAGAAGGTGTTGTCGCACCCTGATAAACCAAGATATTGTTTTTGCCAAAGATAAACAAAAAGCCGTTATGCGCTCCCAAAGCGACAATTACATCACCACCTCTAGGCCAAACAGTAGTTGTATCCAAAGTACCAGCAGTACCTGAATTCCACTTATTTGCCAATTTGGTATCGCACCATTGAACAGTTAACTTGTCTGACGATACATCTGCTGTCCAAAGCCTTCCATAGGCACTTAAAGCCGTGTTTGCCAACTGAGCAGTACCTGCATAGCCTGTCAACTCACTAATGCGTCTATAAGTCGTTGTAGACAGACTAGGATCAAAAACTAAAGGATCATGTCCTGACTGAAACAAATAAAGTGCGCCAGCCAATGAAACCATTTGCCAATTGCTTGCAGTAATGGTCGGGGCAGTACCCCCTCCCCCATAGGTCAGAGTAACCAATGAAGAACCACTTACTTTGAATAATTTATTGTTTCCAGCGCAAATTGTGTACGAAACTGCGGCTGAAGTTACAACCTCTCCAATCGAGGTAATATCATTGGTAGACAAGTCAGAATTTGTTGCAGAATTGACCTTTGTCCAACCTTTTCTAGCACCAACACGACCATATTGGTCAATCACACAATTATTGGCAACCAATGCAAAACCACTAGCCAAATCCAAAGACGAGTCTTGGGTATTGAGGCCGTAGAAGCCTGGGGCTGTAATTGCAAAGGTTTGTATCGGTTGAGACATTAAACAGCCTCAAATGTGTCGTTTTCAGGCGATCTAGCCAACTCTAACGCTATCAGATCAGACATACAAGATTTGTACATAGCAAATGCTTCTGAACTGTTTAAACCACCATCTTCTCCACGCTCTATCAAAGCGCGAGCAAATGCACCCAAAACAATAGGCTCTTTTGCCAACAAAGTCGTAGATGTGTCTGTTGTAAAGTCTGCTTCAGGAACAATCAGGCTGAAACGGATGGCATATACAGCATCAGGAACAGGCCAAAAATTGACTTTAATATCACCATTTGTATCTACACCCTTAATAGAGTAATACATTGGCAAACCCTTTGTAGGGGTAGGAGTTGTGTAGTAGAACGAGTCGTAATTAGCATGAGACAAAGGTGACAACTCATAAAAACTAGTGGTGTTAATCACATCCATAGTCTTATAACGAACTCCAGCACCCGTAATGCTATACGGCCCAGTTGTATTAGCAATTGTGTTTACAGTAATTGGGGTATTAAAAGCATCCCAATCGTAAGCATCAGAGACTTGACGCTTGGCATCATTAACGTATTTTCCAACAAGTGTAGAAACTGTATTTTCGGAAACAGTAGATACTTGTGGTTCACGCATACGAACCAAAACATCATTAACCAAATCTAAATAGGTAGGTAATGCCATTACTTCTTCCCTTTATTTCTCGCAGAAATCGCTTTTGCTTTTGCCTTTGCGTCAGCCTTGGAGGAAGCCCCCCATGCCTTAAGAGAAAGAAGCAGTCTTGTC